CGGTAAGCCTGAATTTTAAGGAGATAAAGGATGAGCAATCATAAAGATTCACTGGTTAAAGTCCTTGAGTATCTTGTAAATGAAGAGCGTGAGAAGGCAGCAGATCTTCTTCACGATGTTTTCGTTGAGAAAGCAAAAAATCATTGGGCAGCACTTAGCGAAAGCGACGAAAGTGTTGAAGAAGATATTCAAGAAGAAGACCTTGACGAAACATATGACGTTGAAGTTGAAGAAGCAATCGACAACTATGACGCAGAAGAAGATTTTCTAGACGACATCGAGTCTGCAGAAGACGAAATTGAAGCTGAAGAAGTATTTGGCGAAGATGACGACGAAGCAGAAATGGATCTAGAAATGTCAATGGACGACGAAGGCGAAGAAGCAGAAGAAGCTGACGCTGAAGAAGCAATGGCAAACGTAGAAGATGCAATTGCAGAACTACGTGCAGCATTTGCAGACCTAATGGGCGACGAGTCAGAAGAAGATGATGAAGAAGCAATGGAACCAGAAATGGAAGAAGTTGCATTTGAGTCAGATGACGCAGACGATGAAGAAGTCGAAGGTCTTGAAGAAGGTGCAGAACTAAAAGCAGTTAGCGTAAGCCATGCAGATGGTAGCGACAGCAAAGGTTCACCGGTAAACAATGCAGGCAACGACATGGGCAAACCACATCCAACAGATACAGCTGAAGAATCAAGTGCATCAGCACCTGCAGCTAAAGACATGGGTGTAACAGGTCCACAAGAAGCAGGCGATCCAAAGCCAGCACCAGCGCCAAAAAGAGAGATGAAGTAATATGTTTACACCGCTAAAAGAACATTTAACTTATAGTCAGGCAAATATTGTCACCGAAGCTGTCGATGAAGCTAACGGTGGCAAAAGCCTCTATATGAAAGGTATCTTTATTGAAGGCGATGTACAAAACCAAAACGGTAGAATTTATCCTAAAGATGAAATTCATAATGCTGTTAGAGCAATTAATGAAAAAATCAAAAAAGGATATAGCGTATTAGGTGAAGCTGATCACCCTGATGACCTAAATATCAACCTTGATCGTGTAAGCCACATGATTACAGAAATGGATATTAATGGTGCTAATGGTATCGGTAAACTTAAGATATTACCAACTCCAATGGGAAACATTTGTAAAACCCTACTGGAGAGTGGTGTTAAACTAGGCGTGTCAAGCAGAGGCAGTGGCAACGTAAATGAAAGCGGTAAAGTCAAGGATTTCGAGATTATTACTGTAGACATTGTTGCCAATCCAAGTGCTCCAGATGCTTATCCCGATCCAATCTATGAAAGAATTATGAATCATAGAAGGGGTAATGTACTGATGGATGTTGCTTCGGCTGTTAAACACGACGACAGGGCACAACGTTATCTCCAGGAAGAGGTGACAAAATTTATAACCAACCTGAAGTATAGGAGAGATTAATATGGCTCACTCAATTGATGAACTATTAAGCTCAGGTGCGCTCTCCGAAGAGGTTAGATCTTCAATCAGCGAAGCATGGGAAACCAAGCAAGCTGAACTACGTGAAGAAGTTGCAGCAGAACTACGTGAAGAATTTGCGGAACGTTATGAAAATGACAAAGCGCAAATTGTAGAAGCAATGGACACAATGATTGGCGAAGTTATTGCAAAAGAACTTGAAGAGTTCCAAGCAGACAAAGCTAAAGTAACAGAAGATCGTGTTACTTATCGCAAGCATATGAAAGAACATGCAAATGTTCTTGATGAGTTTGTGATGGAAACACTTCGCAAAGAAATTAATGAACTTCGCGAAGACCGTGAGGCACAAGACAAGAACATGGCCCAATTAGAAGGCTTTGTACTTGAACAACTTACTAAAGAGCTCAACGAGTTTCATGAAGACAAACGCTCACTAGTTGAAGCAAAAGTCAAAATGATTAAAGAAGGCAAACAAGTTATCGAGCAGACTAAACGTAAGTTTATTGAAAATGCTGCAAGCAAAGTTGAAAAGGTTCTTGAATCAACAATCAAGAGCGAACTAACATCTTTAAGAGAAGACATCCAAGTTGCTAAAGAAAACACATTTGGACGTAAAATCTTTGAAACATTTGCAGCAGAGTTTATGGGCAGCTACCTCAATGAAGGTACTGAAGTTGCTAAATTAAACAAAGCAATGGACAAACTAAAGTCACAGCTTGATGAAGCAAATAAAGCCGTAGTAGAGAAAGAAGTTCAGCTAACTGAATCAGCACGTAAAGCACGTATTGCAGCAGACCAAGCTGAACGCAAGTCAATCATGTCAGAAATGATGAACCCGCTTTCAAAACAACAACGTGAAGTAATGGGCGCATTACTAGAGTCTACTAAAACAGCAGACTTACAGAATGCATTCAATAAGTATCTACCATCAGTATTGAAGGAAGATGCGAAACCACAAAAAACTAAGAAGGTGCTAAGTGAATCTACAAAAGAAGTCACTGGTGGAAAATCAACTGAAGCAGAAGCTGCGGTAGATACTAACATTGTTAACCTTCGCAAATTAGCCGGTATAAGTTAAGGAGACCGAAAATGGCAGACAACCTAATGGAAAATTGGGCAGAAACTAAAACAGCCCTAACAGACGGTCTAACTGGAACAAAGAAAAAAGTGATGGAAACAACACTTGAAAACACAAGACGTTACTTGTCTGAAGGGGCAAGTACAGGTGCAACTCAAGCAGGCAACGTTGCAACACTTAACAAAGTGATTCTTCCAGTTATTCGCCGTGTGATGCCAACTGTTATTGCTAACGAGATCGTTGGTGTACAGCCTATGACAGGCCCAGTTGGACAAATCCACACACTACGTGTGCGTTACGCTGAAACATTTGACAGCGCAACAGCAGGCGATGAGGCACTAAGCCCATTCCAAATCGCAACAGGTTACTCAGGTAATGCATCTACCAACCGTGCAGACGCAACAGCGACTCTAGAAGGCACAGCTGGTAAGAAAATGAGTATCCAAGTTCTAAAGCAAACTGTTGAAGCTAAAACACGTAAGCTATCAGCACGTTGGACTTTTGAAGCAGCACAAGATGCTAACTCAATGCATGGTCTAGACGTTGAAGCAGAAATCATGCAAGCACTTGCACAAGAGATTACTGCTGAAATCGACCAAGAGATCATCGCATCTCTATCATCTCTAGCGGGTTCAGCTACAGACACATACAACCAAGCTGGTGTAAGTGGTACTGCTACTTTTGTTGGTGACGAACATGCAGCACTAGCAGTTCTAATCAACAAAAATGCAAACACAATTGCAGCACGTACACGCCGTGGCGCAGGTAACTGGGCAGTTGTAAGCCCAGACGTTCTAACTGTTCTACAGTCAGCAACAACAAGCGCATTTGCACGTACAACTGAAGGTCCTTTCGAGGCACCAACAAACACAAAATTCGTAGGTACACTAAACGGTACTATGCGTGTTTATGTAAACCAGTACGCAGCAAACGACGACATCCTAGTAGGTTACAAGGGTTCAACAGAAACAGACGCAGCAGCGTTCTATTGCCCATATATCCCACTAATGTCAAGCGGTACAGTACTAGACCCACAGACATTCGAGCCAGTTGTTAGCTTCATGACTCGTTACGGTTATGTGGAACTAAGCAACCAAGCATCATCGCTTGGTAACGCAGCAGATTACCTAAGTAAAATTGCTGTTACAACAGGCAACCTATCA